ACTAAATCCTTTTGAGTTGCTTTTAATTTATCAGCAGGTACTTCAGTTTGTAATACTTTGATGTTCTTCTCTTTCAACATCTCTCTAAATACAGGTTCGGTATCTACCTCACCATCCTTATCAGTTTCCATTCCAGCTGCTCTACTACCATCTACCGCCTTTCCTTTGAATTGAGGCATTTCTTCTCTCGGTATCCCTTGATTATCATCACAATATAAGTTAGTTCCAGGAATAGTAATATCACATAAGTTGATGTTTGGCGCAGGTTCTCCTTTAGCCTTTGCATCATCTAACATTTTACTAATCTTACTTATATCAGTATTGAATTGATTTAAATCGTTTGGGGAAATTCCATCTAATGCTTTACCGTCTTTGCTGAATGTTTCTTTATCAGCTTCCGGCATTTCATCTGCAATTTTTTCAGGCTCAACCGATTGAGTTTCGGTTTTACGCTTTGAACCGCCTTGCATCATTTTATCAACTAATTCAACATGACTCTCTCCTGCAATTACAATTGGTATCTTACCTTTCGCTACTAATTCTTTTCTTTTCTCTATAATATTCTCATCTCTCGTATTATTAAACGCAACTTGAATATCATTTATTTTTGTTTCCTTATCGCCATTATCTTCTGGAAATGCTAATCTGAATAATGTTCCTTTATCACCACTTCCTTCTGGATTTTCTTCATTAGGTACTTCTCCCGTTGGGTTATCAAAATTTTCTATTGGTGGAAATCCAGCTTCTTTAACCGCATCTTCTAAGAATTTTCTACCTTCATCATCTAAGAAATCTTTTGGTGACATTGTATCAGTACCTTCACCTTGTCCAATCATACTAGCCCAATTACCAGCTTTAACTTGTGAATGATTGAGACCGGTTTTCTCCATTTGTTTTTTGTACAACTTAGATTGGTCATCATGCACATCTAATTCATCTCCATCCCATGTATCAATACCCGCCCCCAATTTCTCAAATCTCGGAGCTGCATAATCCATTTCATCATTAAACTCTAAATCACCTTCATCATTTGTTGCACCACCCTCTCCTAAGAATACAATATTTTCCCATTCTTCTTGAGGAATAGTTGCTTTTATTTGGTCAATTATATCATCAACCATTTTGGTTTCACCATGAACGGTTCCAAACATCATTCCACCATCTTCAAATTCTATTGTTTGAATTTCTCTACCTGATTTTTTACCTTTAAATTTCTGTACTTTTGAATCAGTATCTTCATTAGCCGATTCTAATCTAGTAGGTTCTCCGACCGTACCTTTTCCAGAATCTTCTTGTTTATTTTTATCTATAGTTTGTTGTGATTTAAATGCTCTGGCTTTAGCTTTATTATGTGTACTTGCTTTAGGGTCATCTAAAACTAAATCAGGATTATCTTTTGGTAAAGTTTTTTCCGCTTCTTTTTCTTTAGTATCCAATGCTTTTGTAGCAGTATCAATCATAGATGCGGTATCCGGTTTATCACTATCTGATTCTCCATCGGTTGGTTCTCCCATATCCGTTCCTCCAACTCCTTTACTTAATTCTTCTTTTTCCTTATCAGTTAAAGGTCTTAGATTACCTTTATCATTTTTAAATTCAGCTGCACCACCATCTGTAGATGAATAATATCCACCTCCTAAGTGAAACTTACCTGGAAATTCTTTTGATTCACCCTTACCATCTTCCTCGTTTAGTATTCTATTAAACAATTCATTTAAATCTATTACTTCCGATTGTGCCTCATTTGGTTTTTTCTTTTCGTTGTATGAATCAACCATAGACATCATTAGTTCTTCTGGTATTTCCATATTCTCCATGTTATCCGCAACGGCATCCATAAAATCGCCCAACATTCTTTCATCATCTCCATCTGCTCCCGCAAATAAAGATGCTTTACCAACTCCAACTATAATAGTTTCGGCTACTGCGTGTGGTATCAATTCCATTGCAACGTGCTTAGCAAAATAAGCGGCTCCATGTGCCAATCCTCCTCCCGCTGCAGCAAATAATGCAGTACTAGCTACCTTAATTCCAACTGATATTAATGCCTTCTTTTCTTCTTTTTCTAATGGTTTTCTACTTAACAAATTCTTAACCGCCTTACCAGCAGTTTTGAATGTATGCACCTCATGCTTAAGACCATGCATAATAGCATTTCTAGCACCTTTCGCTTTATCCTTTAACGCCTCTGCAAAACTTCTACGAGTTTCTGAACCTGGTTTATCTTGACCTTTATTAAAAAATTCTTTTTCTTTTTCACTCCACTTTTCCACTTTACTTTTAAGTACATCCACCTTCGTTTTAACTACGGGTTCCTTTTTCAAAGGTGCAGGTGCTTCTACGGAAGAATCTTTTGGTTTCTCTACTGAAGGTGTTTCCGGTGAAGGTTGGTTTGGTTTAGAAGTATCAGTAGGCTTTTCCGCAGATGGTGTTTTACCACCCTTTGAATCAAACTTAGCTTTTTCTTCAGGAGTTACGGGTCTTAAATTACCCTTATCATTTTTAAATTCGGCCTCACCACCATCTTTAGAGGAGTAATACCCTCCACCTAAATGGAATTTACCTGGAAACAAACCAGATTCTTTTTCATCTTCCGCTTCTGAAAGCAATTCGTATAGATTAGGTTTTATATATCCATACCCTAACTCATCACATATTTCCATCAACGCAATTACCTGCTCCTTATCCTTCATATTTGGAAATGGATATGTTACAGATAATTCTAAAAGTAGCTCATCTATGATTTTATTAATATCAGCCATAAAATTAATTAAATTCTATTTTTTCAAAAATTCTAGTTGGAACTTTTCTAATTCCTTGTAAACCCGTTAGTATAATACAATTTCTAAATTTATCCCAATCTAAAGAGAATGAAGTATCTAATACTCCTCCGTTTTCCTCTTTAATTAATTGGTTCAATGCATTGATTGTATATAGGGTGTTCGATTGTTTCTTTCTATGTACCAATATAGTGTTAGGTAACTGCTTATTTGGTCTGAATTCCACATCGATATTATATGTGATATATAACTCATCTAAATTTGTTTTATTCTGTAGAATATAGATGTAATTATATACAATTTTATAATTTTCTCTTATTTGTTGCAATATATCTTGCAAAACTTCTTTATCCGTAAAGGTGCATAGTAACTGTGTTTTCATCTAACGATTTATTTTATACTTTTTATCTTATATAAGTATTAAATATTTCCGTAAGTATAATTTTTCTCCATCTTTGTAGGAGATATTCTATGTAAAACCTCCTCTATTTTGGATAAAAGTTCAATTTCGTTAGTATCAACATCAAATAAAAAAGAATCATATGTGTAAAGTACCAATTTTGTCTTAGTATTTTCTAATAAAATATTCAGTTGATTCAATAATAAAACATTTTGTTCGGTTTCTAATGCCTGTAAATAATAGTTAAATACCTTCTGAGCATTGTGGTTATCTATCTTAGTAAATGGTATTCGTTTCCCAAATCGAGTCTCAATGAATCCATTAACGATGAATTGTTTATATAGTTTGGTTATGAAATCATTTGTTTTCTGAAAGAATGGTATCTCTAAATTATGAACATCTATTCCACCATACAATTGCTGAAATGTAATTTTTTTACTATTAAGATAATCCTCTTCGGTTAGCTCCTCTTTCCCAAAGTACTGTCTTCCCAACCATTCATGTGCCGAACCTTCTGGTATAGATTCCCCAACCAGCTTTGCAATCAATCGAATGTGATAACCATCGAAATCATATTGAACCAATTCCCCATTCTTACTAACAATGAAATCCCTGCTACCATCTGATTTCTTAAGAGCCGAATAGTTTACCCCTCCAAATGTATTAGAAGGTCTCCCCGTAGTGGTAAAGTTATTGTAAAGAGAATACTCATATCCGTATGTGGTAGGAATACCATTTGCTTCGATTTTAAGGAACGATGGTATTGTATAATCATTGTATCTATCAAATCCATTTGCATCGATTCTTGCATACTTAGCGTTATCCACAACGAAGTCCACTACACCTTTAAGAATAGTTGCAATTGGAATGAATGAAATATCGGATTTATCTCTATAACCATTGGTGAACGATTGATATATCATATCATACGCATAGGATTTAAATTCCATTAGATGGTATGAAACATCCACACTTTTCCAATTTGTAATGTTGGTTTTATGTAAGAACCATTTAGTATCAAAGATATACTTAATTCTATCACTTCTTTCTAAGATGGATAAGCTAACTGGAACACAATCATTATGGTCTTCCATTATAACCCAACAATGTTCTCCTATAAACACAAAAACACCCAACAGCTTATTGGCTATGGGGTGTTCTGTTCTATTTTTGAATAGAGGGAATATAACGGAATCTTTGGATGTGTACTCATCCATAAATCTTTTCGCAATATCTTTATTTTCTACATAGTAAACCATATAGAACAAATATACGAAAAATTTTTAAGAATTCCAATATTTTTCTTGCAAAGGTTTTAACTCAATTGGTTCTCTCTTCATATGTGAACCCTGATTGAAATATGCCCCTCTTTTAAGGTATCCTCCTAATAAGTTTCTACGGAATCGGTTTGAATCGTTTGGCTCTGAACCATGCACACAATGTGAGTGAAGTAAAACTACTTGTCCCTTTTTAAGAACACCTTCTACTTTACGGAAATCGTGTCCTTCTGGCATAATACAAGGTTTACCTCTTTCATTTCTCCAAAAGTTAGGATTGGTTTTTGCTCTTTCCTCATTCACTTCGATTGGTAAAGTTGGTAATCTATGTGAACCTTCATAGTTCCATACCGCACCATTACCTGCATCGTGATTATCTAATGCTAATGCAGTATTAATGATTTCATTGTGTCCACAACCTGTGTAGAAAGCATTTTGGTGCATATCTCTACCTAATTGTCCAGGTGGTTTGAAATAAGACCAAGTTTGCATACCAACGATATCACCACCCATAAGGTATGTACATGCTTCGATAATCTTTGGATGAACAAAAAGTTTCTCTATTTTTTCTGAGATTTTGTGTGGGTATGAAAACGGGTCCCACTCTCCCCATTCTTTACCATCTGGAGTAAGTGTTCCTTTTCTTTCCTGACGAAGTCTTTCTAACTCATCATTTATTTCATCACACTCTTCTTCGGTAAGTAATTCTAAGGTTGTAAAACCTCTGTATCGCCAATCAAATGTAATCTGTTGGACTTCTAAATCTGTAAGATGTTTGAACATAACTTTGTTGTTTATTATAACTATAAATATACGATAAATTCTTTATTTTTCCAAATAAATTTATGATTTTTATCAATCCCTATGAAATTGTTTTAAGTTGACTAAATATAAATTTATATCATCCATTACCTTCTCTGCTTCCGCAATTGCTTTACCATTTGAAGTTTGTACGGATGGAATGAATACATTCTTATCATCATACTTATCAACCAAATTTCCAATTATTCTCCATTTTAATCTTACTCCAATATAAAAGGGAGTAGAGTGATAACTAACATATGTAGTTCTCTTAACTTCAAAAATAGGAGAACCCTTTGTATCTCTTTTTTGTAAAAAATATCTTTCTATATAACCTTTATTATAATCCTCTTCCGATGGTTTAGGATAAAATGCTCTTGGTGGTCTAAGAGGTATCGGTAAATCTTCCCTAAGTTTTTTATATAATTCTAAATCAGTTTTCATATTATCTAACAAATGGTTTAAACATAGCTTCTACTGAAGTAGTCCAATGTTTACCGTCTACTTTATGTGTAACTTCCGTAATCATAAATGCTCCTTTTGATGCATTATTATATTGAGGTGGTAATCCTATTACATTAAATAATTGCCCAACTTGAAATCCACTCATACCCAATGTAGTAAAATTGAATTTTACAGGTAACGGCCTTCCATTATAAACCGTAGCTCCTTTTGTATTATACCCAGTATCTTGTTTTCGTATTATATTAAAGTATTTTTTATTTAAATATATTCCGTATATACCCCATCTATTTATATTACTATCGATAGAACTTTTATCTACTATCGTAGGGTCAATCATAATTTTAATATTCCTTCTCAAATCAATCCAAGCATTCTTTTTTATATCATCATCCGTTAATGGTTTCGCGGGTGTTTTATCCGTTGCACTTGATTCTACTTTTACTTTTTCTAATTTAGTATCCTTTTTATCAGAAAAAAGACCTGTTGGTTCAGGGTCACCATCTCCGCTTATATTTCCATCTACAGATTTTTCCATAACCACTTTACTTGCCATAGCTTTTGGAATATCTAAATTAAATGAAGCATCTAAGAAAAAACTTTTAGTTCCGGTATAATGAAATGATACTACATCTAATCCAGATTTATCGTTTCTTAAATTTGCATCACTAATTCTTAATTCATTACCATCTTGTACAACTTGAAAATTCCATAACCCTTCTACTGAATCTTCCATTATTTTTAAAACTCCATCTAAGACTTCTTTAACTGGTCTTTTTACATCTCTTAGTGCTTCAAAAACAACTTCGGAATCTAAATAAACATTACCTATCCAACCATGCTTATGAACCGGTAAAGTTACAGATGTACCATCTTTCATTGTAAACGTTGTAGCGGTTTTTGACGGAAATGAGACTTTACCTCTACCTGATGTACCATAATTTCCTAACATTTCTGCTCTAGGTGTCTCAGTTCCTTTATAATAAGGCTCGTTCCAAAAATAGTTTACCATTTCAACATTTGGTATAAAAACTCTTTCATCTGTTGAAAATATTCTTCTGAAACAACTAATATAGGTAGAACTTATATCAAGATTAAAATTCATCGAACCATCACTACTTAACTTAAGCCTAGTCTCATTCATTATATCGATAAAGTTTCGGAATCTTATATATTTTTTAGGCGTTACCGGTGAGGTTGAATCTCTGGCTGAAAATGTTTTATCTAATAAAGTAACATCTTGATTAAAAGTTATTAACCCAAATATTTCTCCTTTTTTAGTTTCTTCCTGTGCCTCTTCTATCAAACTATCATTGAATCCTATAAAATCCGCCGCAGTATCAACCTTACTAGAATCAGTTATCCAGTTTTTAATTGTATTAGTTCTGTGTTCAGCGGGGAAAGAATTAAATGCGTATGCATAATTTAAATTTGTAGTACCCTCATATGATTCAATTTCAGCTTCACTAAAAGCAGGTTCGTTTGAAACTTTATCCGAATCGGTAGTAATTGTTTCCTGGCTCCTTCCCATCAATATTTCTCCAATAGAGCAAACTTTAACGGTTACACCATACTCTTCTCCATTTATAAAACTTTCTCCACCTGTTATAATACCAACCATATTATCATAACAACCATTATTTTTTTGTCTGACTTCATTTAATGCCTGCGGATTTCTATTATATAAATTTACATTACCCGCATCAGCTGATAAAGGTATTACAGTCTTACCAGATGATAAACTTTTGTTCCACCCCCATTGAATAAAACAACTTATTCCTGGTTCTAAGAAATATTCCTGTAATTTAGATAGGTCATCTATGGTGTAACATTTAATTTTAAACGTAGCTTTTCTTAAAGTTCCTTTACTCGCAAAATCAACTGAAAAATCTGTTACCATTGGTCTAGGTCTAAATCTACCTACACCATCATTATGATACATTCCATTAGACCCAAAAAGGTCTGGATAAGATGCACTTCCCAATTCATACCCTCCTCCTAAATTAGATGTTATTTGTATCCAAGGCACCAATTGAGATGCCTTAATTGGGTCTTTTCTAGTGTTCAATTCAGTATCAATAAATGCATCTATTGATTTTATAAAAGGAAATGCCATAAAAATATATTATACTTTATTTAATACTTCAATTTTGTCAGCCGGTATTCTTAGTTGTATACCAGGCTCTAAACCTAAATTTACAGAGTTTAAATTATTAGCCTGTGCAATTATCCACCATAGAGATGGGTCATTGTAATATTCTCTTGCTAATGTATCCAATCTATCAGTTTCCTGAGTAATAATATATATATCACTATCTTTTTTGGCAATCTGGCTAGGTATAACGGTTTCATAAACTCTTTTTCCGTTAGCCAATCTAATTGCACCTGTATTATTGTATCTCATAATATAAAAATATATTGTTATTTAAAAACCTCCACCTGCGCCACCGCCACCGAAAGTACCTCCACCAAATTGAACTTGTTTAGTACCATCAGGTACATTTGTTCCTTTAATTTTCTTTTCTACATTTTTAACAGGAACAGGACCTTGTGTTCCACCGGCAGCCGTTCCACCGGCAGCCGTTCCACCTGTTCCACCACTACCTTTGGCTGCATTATTTTGCTTATTACCATCCGATGTAGTATCTCTAGTTACAGCAGGTCTTACATCATTACTCAATGAAGTACCAAAATCATACAATCTAGTAGTAGTACTTCTACTTTCTATAAATGTTACACCAATTGATGCGTTTAAAAACTTAGGTAATCTAAAACTTTTCATACTATAGTTAACATCATTGTATCCTACTCTAGCCGTATCACCAGCATTATCTATAAGAAATCCTGTTTTAGTAATAGGGTCATATATTCTATTTTCACCTTCTTTTATACCTTCATTCGTTCTTGCAATGGTAGTAAATGCTTGTCCAGAATTACTTATTACTTCTCCGCCTGGATTAGCTCTAAATTTTCCATTAAATTCATAATCGTTATCATAATAATCAGAAACTCCGTATTTCATTTGTCCATCTCCCAGTTCCCAAAGATTTTCACTATCTTCAATTGAATAACTTAAACTATCTAAGAAGCAAACTCTATTGTGGTATAAATCACCAAAAGTAAATTTAGCTAAATTAGGTAAAACTATTCCACCATCCGTATATCCTCCTGGATAATTAAAGTTAGCTAAGAATTCAATTTTTCTCCACATCATTGCCAATTCTATCGAAGACATCGCATACGCCTTAAGGTTAAATGTTACCTTTCTTTCTATTCCTGTATAATTGTAAAAATTAAATGGTGACCCAATCATTTTACTATTTTCCCAAGATGGAGAAAATGTTTCATTAAATCCACTTACGATTGCTCTAAAATAAATTGTCTCACCACTGCCCATATTAGTAAAACGAAGTGGTATTAAATCAACCTCATCTATTGTTTTTCCATTATACTTTATAGAAGCCAATTCAGATACTGTAAATACTCCTGTTTGATTTATCACATCTGATAATGTTTTCAATCCTCTTCTCGTTGAAAGTGAATCTGTGACATTTGATGTAGTGTCTGCTGAATTATTAATTCTTGTTCTTAAACTAAATCTATCCTTCTGAGTTCTTTTTTTAGGTTGAATAAATCCTAATATTGGATTAGTTAATATTTTACTGGATACCAATGGCCCCGCTGCTGAACCAGACTGATATGGATTTGTAATTGTATTATACTGCTGTAATTTATCCGCAGTAGGTTCACCTTTCTTTTTATTTAAGTCTGTATCAGATAATCTAAACGCAAAACCAGATACACCAAATACTCCTTGAGTTCTTTTCAATCCTTTTGTAGGAGAATTAAGTTCCCAAGGTTTGTTGATTAACATCTTGCTACCTAATAAAACTGATGTAGATAGTGGGAATGGTGCGGTAGATGGTCCACTAAATCCTCCTTGCCTTTCATATGGGTTTACATTTGTATAAACAAATTCTAAATCCTTAATAGTAGGTTCTCCAAATTTTTTGTGATTAGTATTATCGGATAAACTAAATGCGAATTCTTTATTTAATCCAAATAGGCCACTCTGAAGAGCAGGATTAGCTATACCCCCTGCAGGTGAGTTTAATCCATAGGGTTTATTAAGTAACAATTTACTACCCAACGTAACTACGGTTTCTACTCTAAAATCAGGCATAGTAGATTGACCTGCAAAATTATTAAATGGACTATATGGATTTTCTCTAGTATATATCCCCAGTAAATCCGCTAATTTAGGTTCACCAAATCTTTGATTTCTACTACCATCGGAAAGACTAAACGCATATTCAGTATCACCAAATCTTGCACTTTTTCTAGCTAACGCAGATGCATATGCTGAACCATCGGAAGGTGAATTTTTATCAAAAGAGTTTCTTAAAGAAGTAGGAACAGGACTTAAAAATCTACTACCATTATTTAATTCAGCTGATTCTACATTTGGTAATCCTTTTGTTCTTGCATTAGGATTGGATGATGTGTATTTATCCCCTATCCAATATCTATTATCCTGTAAGAATGCGGAAGTAGGTTCACCCTTTCTTCCGTTTAATCTCATACCATAACTCTTTGTTCCTAAATCTCTACCATATATTTCACCTTTTCGTGTGAATCCCTTAATAGGTGATACCGCTGATATATCTAAATAATTTAGAGATAAAGTTTGCGTATATGTACTCATTGAAGATTCATAGTTAGCAGTAGATGCATATTTTCCTACAAATCCATTATGATTTCCTTTTGATAATGATGCAACCGTCTGACTTCCGAATAATGCAGTTCGTATTGCTCCCTGAGTAACTTTTAATCCACCTCCAATTATTTGTTTAGCTAATTGAGATGGAGTACCTCCACCAGTTTGCTTTAAGAATCTACCAAATGAAGTACCTGCTGCATCTTTCTTAATTTCACCAATAGTAATCATCGTATCAGGCTCTTTTCCCTTTTGAAGTTTACCCGTATTGATTACATAAGTTGGATAAGTATCCTGAGGCAATCCTAATTTTTTAGTTACAAATCCTTCAACTTTTTTTAGTGCCCTTCCTATTAAACCATTGTTACCACCTTGTGTACCATTGTTGTTTATGCTATCTTTCATAGCCTGAACATCGTTGGTTTTTCTGGTAGTTAATCTGATAATATCAGTTCCATATAATATAGGAGATGATAGTAATCTAAGCGGTCTGATTCCACCAAATTCCTCCTCTAATAAAGTTTCCTTAGTTCTAAACCCTATTGTTTTTCTAATACCATTCATTGCTTTAAATGGTAACCCCATAAGAGGATTATTCGATGAGATATTGATATCCTTACTATTACGGATATCATAAGTTTTCTCAGCAGTTTTTCCACTACTCTGAAGTTGTTTTGACCTGAATAATTCTTCTATCGTTTTTCCCATTATGAAGTAATTGGATTTTTAGCAGCACCCCTACCAACTGCCGCTGTTACTTTTGCACCGTCCATATAAACATCTTTATTAGATAAATATGCTGCTTTCAATTCATCTAATTTTTGTATTATTAAATCATCTTTACTTTCTCCTCCACCTGCACTATCACCACCAAATAAAGAACCCGCTACTGCACCAACTGCTCCTGCCACTAATAGTACAGGAATAGCCGCTGTTCCCATTGCCGCAACCATCGCTAATGAATATGCTAATGCTGTAAATGCACCCGCCATTGCCAACACACCTACCGCAGCTTCTATATTCATAAGTGGTAATAATGCCGCCATCATATTTGTTATACTACCTACGATAACTGATATACCACTTGCTATAGCCGTTATCACTCCTACTAAAACTTCTCCGATTGCTTTTACCAATGGAACTAATAAACTTAATCCAAATGCAAATATAGTAAATGCGGCTGCTAATGCTAAAATTACCGCAACTCCTAACCAACCTACAGTTCCAGCAGTTGAACCAAATCCTACTAAGGCCGGTCCCAATAAATTTAATGCTGCCGCTGTTGGTATTGCTGCCGCTGCAAATAATGCCATACCAATCGCTCCTGGAATCATCAATGTAAATGCAATTGCTGCAGCACCCACTGCTATAGAACCAGGAATAGTTGGAGCCATTTTATCCAATCCTTTCGCTAACAATCCTAATCCTATTCCGGCTGGCGCTGCAAATACTGATAACAATGCCATTCCTATTATACCAGGAATAATTAATATAAATCCTAATGATGCTACTGCTAATGCTAATGAACCCATCATCACAGAGCCATCACCCATTTTTTTCAATCCTTTTGCCAATTCACCTAATCCTTTACCAGCACTATCAGCAAATTTAGAAACTCCCCACATACCTATTAAACCAGGAGTTAATAATAAAAATCCTATTCCCGTTGGTATTAAGTTTAAAGCTCCCTTAAGAACTTTAGTATCACCCATTGCCTTCAATCCTTTTGATAAATCTTTAAGTTTATCACCCATTGATTTATCCTTATTAACTGCATCAGTTGCTCCTTCGACACCTTCAGGTGAGGTTACTGAATCTATTTTACTATCAACCAAATCCTCTGCTTTTTCGGATGCCTTATCCTGAACTTTATCTGTTATACTATCTTGTACTTTATCTACTACTTTATCTTTTGCACTATCTATTACATCACTTGCAGGACTTTTGCCACCTGTTACCATTCCCCACACCTTCTGTGCCCCTGCCACTACTAATCCCTTAACCATATCCCACACCTTAGATACAACTCCACCGAACATACCATCAAATGCCTTTATACCCCCACCTAACTGACCCATTAATATAATAGCCTTTCCTATAGCACCAATGAATCCACCTCCGAATTCATTTACTATCGCACTTATACCTTCCTTCATTGTACTAAACTCTTCGGTCAAAGTACCGGCATTTTCAGCGATATTCTGCTGATTCATATACATCTTTTCCAATTCCGCTACACTTATTCCTAATGCTGCGGCAGCTGCATCTTTCTGATACGCATCCATTTTATCCCACTCAGCCTTATCACCCAATTGTCTAAGTATTTCAGACATTGCCTCCTCTTGCTTACCCATATAAAATAACTCTCTTGCTCTACTTAAATTCAAGTCCCTACCTAACATTGCACTAGCTTCTAATTCTTTTTCAATTGAAGTTTCGAAATCTAATAATGTGTCTGCTATTTTAGCAGTAGTTGCAAAAGTTACACCTAATTGTCTAGCTTGTATAGCTGCGTTCTTAATGTTATCTCCACTTCCTTTTGCATATTTTGCAAACGCTTCTCCGTTAGCCGCTAAATCTTTCATTACTGCTGATGGTAAAACACCTCTTAATTTTGCGGTAGCCTGAAGTGATTTAAGCATATTAGCTGCTTGCTCTGAAGTCGAACCTCTCATTTTACCAAACTCTGATGTTAAATATGCTGCCTCAGTACCACTTATACCCATATTATTTGCAATCAAATTGGTATTCAATTGAGTACCAAATGATGCTTCACCCATATCACCTAAATTTTCAGCTAATCCTTCTGCTACTTGTTGAGATTCTTTAAATCCCATTCCTAATACTCCAGCTGATGCAGTAAATCCATTAATCTCTTGACCTACCATTCCAAATGCCTTTTGCATTTCAAACACCTTACCAACAACTTTACCTACTCCAACTATGAGTAATCCAATTGCCAATGATGGTTTCTTCAATGCAGCAGTTATTTGATTAGCAACTGCATTTAATCTACCTTTCATTTCATCTACTTCCTTAGTTAACTCTTTATATGCGGCTACCTCATCATCGGTTAACCCATTCATTATCTCAAGTTCACGATTCGCCTTTTCTAAGTTTTTATTGAAATCACCTACTATACTACCTAATTCTCTGTTCCCTTCTATCAAATCTTGATTTGACTTTACAAAACTTATATAGTCTTTTCGAATATTTACTAAATTGTCTGCCGCGGCTATCTGTTCTTCTTTAGTACCGGATGCTGCAGATAAAACATCTCTTTGTGCTTCTGCTACTTTGTACGCTTTTTGTGCAAATTGTTCGGCGAACTCTATATCAGCTGGGTCAGTTAAACTAACCTGAACCTTACTTAATGATTTAAGTTGTCTATCCATTGAAGTGAACGACTTACCTAACTCAGTAGTTGCTCTTTCCGATATAGATATCTGAGATGCTAAATCACTAAAATCGGAAACAGTGGTTTTTATACCTTTTGCTTTGTTAATATAGGCTTCGGTTTTACTAATCTTTTCTTGCAAATCCGCAATAGCAGCCGCATCACCCCTTTGTTGAGCAGCAGCTAGGTCCTCCTGTTGTTTGGCTAAATTTTCGGTTGCCTTAGCTTCGGCGTTGATTAGTTTTATTTTTTCCCCTGCCATTTATTACTACTTCTTCTTATTAATTTTATCTAATACTTTCTGCAAATCAGCTAAAGAATCACTTGTATCTCTAAGTGCTTTAGCTAATTCAGGATTTCTTTCTGCTGATTTTTCTATGAAATACTTATCTAATCCTCTTTTATAGGAGTCTATAAAGCTATCTACGAATTTGTTAAGAATTCCTTCTTTAATAGGTTGTTTCATTGTGAGTATATTTTTACTAATATAAATATTGGATAAAAAAATAAGGGGTGATTACACCCCTTAAATTTTACTATCTCATCCTTACTTTTGAAGAACCACCTGAAGGAACTTTTGTTTTCCTATTGGCTCTATCATATTCTTCTTTTTCTTTTTTCTTTAAGTCAATTAACTTCTTAAGGTAAAACCTTCTCCAGTGAATTGGCATCGTATATACATCTTTCCAAGTAAACCCATTACCATATTGAACCAAACTCCAAATTTCTTCGTGAAGTTGGGTAGAGTAATTAGTTGGAAGGGTAAAAAAAGCTAACCCCAAATGGGATATCAAGTGCCTCCGTCTCACCAGTAATATCAGATGTAAATTCAAATTTTAAATCCAAATCGGGTGCAAAATCTCTAATATGTGCTCTTAATGCTCTGCTATCCTGAGCTAACAATTGATTAGTTACCCAATTATTAATGAATCCTCTTTCAGTATTACCTTCGACTTCCACTATCATTTTTCGTAATCTAGTTGTAACTTCAACCGGATTAGTACCTTTGGATAACTTATCTAATGCCGCTACTTCAGCCTGAACATCTTTTTCATCCTTATGTGATAATAATTTGAATTTAATCTTTTTACCAGATTGAGGTAAAGTAAATTCATATTTATTATCTCTTTTTAATAGAGAATAATCAATATCCTTTGTTTTAACCTTCGCTAAATCAATTGTTACTTGTTGTCTCTCACCGCTAAATGGGTCAGATACCTCTACTTGATAAGCCGCTCCATATCCTAAAATACGAGTTGCTAACATAATAGCGTTCTTATCACCTGTAACTAAATCATCGATTGATGCATCTACTACTACAGATTCTAATAACTTATCTAATACTATACCTTTTTTGATTAGGTTTTGTGAAGAAAGAATATCTTCTTCCTTTGCGGTCATATACTTTATCGTAACTTGTCCGCTCGCCAATGGATGTCCCTCAGGGTAACACTTTCCTTCTGATGGTAATGATATAACCTCAGTTGGGAATTCATAATTTTTGTCTGCCATAATAATAACTTATTGTTTGTATATAAATATATATATCACAAATTTTCAAAACAAAAAAAGGGGATAACATTTCTGTTTCCCCTTTTATATTTTATTCTTTTATTAGAATTCTAAGATTGCGTAATCGTAAGTTAAAGTAATTTCGATTGATGCAGGGTCTGTAGCATTACTCCAATCCAAGTCACCGAAGTTAGCTTGAGAGATAAATGCTCCTTTTAATTTCCATTGTTCAATCTTATCACCTACTGGACCTAACATATAGAAATCCACATCCTTCTTATAGAATTCTGCGTATCCATCTCTACCTGTTAATGATTCATGTGATGTTCTAATCCACTCCATTACCGCTTGAGCTCCAGAAGGAACAATTGGGTCAAATAGCGTAAGTGCTACATCTTGCCAATCTCCTTTACCTTTCAACTTTCTTTTTACGTTGATGTGGTCTAATACTACTGTCTCAAATTGGATAGTAGGTCTGTTAGCTACTCTCACTAAATATGAAGGGATACCATCGATTTCAACGATGAATCTATTCTTCATCTTTGGTTCGAAATTGGTATAAAACATTTCGTTAAATTCTAATACGTCTGCCATTTTATTGCTTTATTTTATATAAATATTAGTTATTCAAATTATACACTAAAAGTTGCTCCAGTCGGTAAGATATTGAAATCAATTACGATGAATTCAGCAGTCTTAGCAGGTTGTAAAAACACAGAACCTTGTAATATGTTTCTGTCGATTACATCTGGTGTATTATTTGTTTCATCCATAACCACTCTAAATGCGTATAAACCTTGTCTTTGTTGAACACTCTCCAAATAAGGATTTACAGTATTTAAGAATTTAGCTCTTGTCTGTCCGGTGTTTTGTTCGAACACTAAGAATCTTGAAGTAGATGCAACGAACTTCTTTAAGTTAATTAACAATCTTCTTACGTTGATTCTATCTAATGCAGATGAACTTTCTTGTAATGTTTTCTGTCCGAATGCACTAATACCTTGTCCAGGAAATGCCGCAATTGGATTTACCTTTCCTTCATATAATGTATCTCTTTCAGATTGAGTTAATCTATTCATCACTTGAACAGCTCCCTGAATACCACCTCTGTTTAAACCAGCTGGTGCAAACCATTCAGCACCTAATCTATCATTCTGTGCGTATGTACCAACTAATAAAGTTGATGGTGGAACTGCAACAATTTTATTTGTTATAGTATCAATTGTTTTAACCCAAGGGTAATAAGTTGCAGTATAGTTAGAATCAACTAATGATGCTTGCTCTACTACATCTGTTATCGAACCATCTGCTCCAACAAAGTCAGCAATGTAGAATACATCTTCTCTTGCTTCACAAAGGTCAATTGCTTTTGTTGTTACAAAAGGATGTAAACTTCTAACGATACCAGGAGTTACTAATAAATTTATATCAAATTCATCTGGATTAGAAACAGCGTTTAATGCTTTTGTATAAGCTTTAGTACCAGCAGTTGTAGATAAACTACAATTAAATCCTTGTGTATTAGTTGCAGTAATCTGTTCTCCTTTTAAGATATCAACAGTTGGGTCAACACCTGCATATCCACCTTGAAATGCCAAACAGAAATTTCTTTTTGCAGTATCAATATATTCTCTAGCTGCTCCACTTCCTGCTCCTGCTGCAACCGCAGTTATTACATTACCTACAGCCGCAGTATATCCTGCTATACCTGTAACGGTAGCCCAGTTAGTACTTCCAACAGTAGTGATTACATATGAACTACCACTTACAAAATTTTCGTCAGCAATAATATCACCGGTTAAATTTGCACTTAATCCTACACCATTTGCAGATAAAGCGTTATCTAAAGCGAACCCTACATTTAATCCTACTCCATCATTGTTAACTGGAAGAGCTTTTAAATAATTTTTATTATTTTTAGCAGATTTTGCACTCGTATCTCCAAATTCAAACCCACTTGAATTAGTACCATTCGTAGATGCGTTTGTATATTTTACTACAGGAAAGTAATTAGCGTGTGTAGCAGATGTAAACGCAACTGGAACCGTATAAGCAGCAAATCCAAAAGGAATAGCCGTTATTGGATATGTACCCTCTGGTCTAACTTCTATTCTAATATATTTACTTTTATTAGAATAATCACCATTTTCGGTGATTTTACCAACCGAATCAATTGTTAGATATCTATCACCAATTCTTCTAGATATAAAATTAGGAGAAGTTGGGTCTAAATTTAAATTATTATAAGTTTCTAAAATTACCTTTCTTTTATCGGTATCGTTAAAATCTCGTATTGTTAAAGTAAATGTTCCGTAATTAGTACCATCAGATGATTTTACATTAGAAATTTGAATTTTATATCTAGTATTTTCATTTTCACCAACTGATAAAGTGTGTACTTTAAATAGATTATATCTACTAGTTCCGTTAAATATTTGCGATTGTACAAAAGGAGTTGCCGCAGTTTTATATGCAGACTCACTATCATCTGTAAAATTCTGTACATCTAATGCTAATCTTTCAACTGCAGCAATATTATTTGGATTGAAATTGTTTGAGGTAGCATCACTTACATCGAAAAATATGTTAGCGTACATATCTTTTTCAGAAGCAGGTGTAGTTCCTAATACCTTATCCAAAGAATTTTTATCAGATGGGGTAAGTGATACTGTATAGTTTGTTCCATCTAAAGTTATTATCGGAGCACTTACCGTAGTATCATCAATAGTAGATACCGTAGCGGTTGCAGTTTCAGTATTTTCTAATACAGCTACGATAATATTATCACCATCTCCATCTTGTGCTACTACAGCAACAGTTCCATCTGAACCTCCTGCTAAAGTAGTATGTCCATCTGTACCTGCTACTCTAACAACAGTTACCGAACCGGCATCTCTTAAATAATTTTGTACTGTATAACCTGTGTAATAATCTTTCGGTGTTCCGAAGATTTGTTCGTATTCAGCTTGTGACGTTACTAACGTAGGAACGAAAGCAGGTCCCTTTTCTGTAGGGCCTACAACAGCTGCACCTATTTGTGATATACCTTGTGGTAAGAAAGAAAGGTCGTTTTCTCTCGTAAATACACCAGGTGATACAATTTTCTCTGCCATATTAATTGTTGTTTAATTTTTGTTTACTACTATAAATATCAAATGAAACCTCCAAAATATTATTATGCGGGTTTAAATTCGCCGGTAATTAAATCTACACTACCTTCACCATAAGAAGTTTTTAGTTTTTCGAATAAATCTGCCTCTCTTTGTTGGATTTCTTTTAGAGATGCATAGTTTATTTCGTTCTCTTCTTCCAATTCTTTAATTCTACTTTGAACTGAACCGATATTAGCAAATGCATTAGCAAAATCTGTTCTTAATTCATTGATTGTTTGTAACTCTTCTTCCGATAACTTTTTGTTTTCCATTTTCTTTAAATTTGGGTTTGTTTATACTAATATATATGTATAAATATTACGATAAATGCGTAATCTTATATTTAGCACCAAAATTATCTAAACTTTCTAATTCTGCCGCCTTTTCAGTAGCCTCTTCTTCCGTTTCGAAGATTTCAACTCCCTCAAATGTATAATCTTTGGAAACATAGATTCTCTCTAAAACGTTTCCATCTACTACTAATTGTTTTGTTATCTTAAACATATTATATTATTTTATTATCCTGTTGCAGTTGAACCGAATCCACTTTGTAATCCTGCAAAATTTGTTTTAGCTCTTGCAAAAATAGTAGCTCCAGTTTTATAGTTTAATGTATTAGAACTATATGCAGCAAAAGTTGCTAATATAGAACTAAATCCACTATCAGATGCTATCTGTATATCATAAGAATAGTTTGCAGTAATCGCTGTTGAACCAGGTGAAACTACCGCTGAGTTTGTACTCAAAGTTAATTGTTTGTATGTATTTCCTCCAATAGTTACCGTACCAATTGATATAGTTGGGTTAGTTGATATAGAATACCCCGCTAATGAGTTTGCACCCTTATTGTGGGTAACGAATCCATTTACTATGTATGTATCCACATCTTCCACATCTATCGATACAACCTCTAATGTCGATGCCTGAACCTCGTTCGCAATTATCTCTACTTCTTCTATACTATTTTCTCCTAATACTTTTATAAGTTTATCTCCAGGTTGTAATAATCCTAATGGTTTAAATTTATAAACTTCTTCATTCATATCCCAAACCATCATTGGATGTTCACCATTTCCCCTAACATCTCCTTTTGCAGTTCTTACAATATTCCATCTATCAACAAATGTATATGCCACATCTTTTACATAAGCAGGAACTAATATTCCTCCTGGTGTATAATATTCCCAATCGTAAAAGTTAAAATCATCCGCTGCGTTGAAGTGAGGAGGGTAATATGCTTTTACAACATCTTCTTCAACCAAATCCCCTGCTTTCTTAAATGTACCATCCCACATCTCAACCATTTCATCTAAATGTAAACATAAACCACTAGCTCCGGCATAATCATCTACATTGTAAATGGTTTTTGTCATAGCTACGTTATAGTTTGAAGCATGGTCATTATAAAGGTCTCTAAATGTTGCAGTTAAGGTTCTTGCAGTTGGTGCAGCTAAAGTAGATGAGTTACCTACAGCCGCAGCAGTTACAGATGGATTATATGGAGGTAGAGATTGAATTGTAAACTCTGCCCCCGCTGATAAACTCCATGTGAAGTTATTATATTGTGAACCTACTCTACTTAAGAATCTACTTCCCGCATTTGTAAAGTTCATATTATATGTTTCCGAAGTTGATTCCTTTACATAAGTGAATCCAGATATAGTTGAAGTTACCGCATCTATTGTAAAATCCGAAAATGCAATTGGACCGGTTGTTGTGCCTGCCGCAGTAGCAATAGAATAGTTAGAAGTAGCCGTATTACCTGTCGCTGCTTTTAAATTCGATAATTCTAAATTGTCTCCCTGAACTCTAGGCATTATATAAGTTTGTTAATTGTTCTTTCCAACTTTGTTTTGTATTGAAACGTTGTGCTAATAAATATTTAAATTTATCAAACTCTTCTTTTTTCTCTTCATATCTGAGATACCCAATACTATCATAAATATCTTTAAATTCTTCTTTAGTACTAGCTCTAAACTTATAAGGTATATCTTCACACCAATCCTTTGAAATAATTGGTAATTTTCCCCAATCTAAACTTTGAAATATGGAGAACCCAAATGGCTCAGCAGAAAATGCACAATGAGATATACCCCAATCCATACCATAATATATTTCTTCAAATGGGCTTTCATATTGAATTTGTTTTAAGTTCTTAAAGTTTATATCAGTTGTATGTTTCCATGTCTTCTGAAAGGTTCTTATATTAGTAAACATAAATCCTCCCAATTGGTCTAAATAATGTGGGTTCTTTCTACTCTCACATCTCGCAGTAAATCCTATAAAGTTTGAATCAGTTAATTCTTTGTTATGTATAAATTCATAATAAGATGTGATATTAACTGCTCCGTTAAACTTTTCTCCTTTTAATTCATATAATCCTATCCATACTTTGTTTTTAGCATAAGATAGTATTTCCGTTTCCCACTTTTGAGAATAATAAGGAGTCCATCCAAATGGTAAATCACTTATACCTGTTTCTACTACAACCTTATCTAAACAATTGTGGATTATATAAGAATGTATTTTATCTTTGTTCTCTTCTATTAATTCCAAAGGAGTGTAGTGAGCATGTAATATATTAACTCTCCTACACTCTCTAAACTTTTCTTCAAAAATATCTCTGTGATTTCCGTTCTCATCGTTATACCAATAGTGTTCGATTGGTATATCAAAATTAAAATCAGTTGGTTTAGTTCTATAAATAAGTAAAACTGGCTGAGTGCTTAAGTCTTTACTTACTTCACTCAACCAGTTGTTTACCCAAATATCTACTCCCGTACTGATTTTACCTATTCCTGTGGTAAAATAAACATCGTACATCTTATAACCCTCTTGCTCTTTTTAAATTTTCTACTTCTGATTTTAAGTTATCGATTTGTACTTGCTGCTCTTTCATACCTTCGATAAGAAGTGCAACTAACTTATCATACTTAACCGCTTTATATCCACTTTCTCTCGTCTGAACTAATTCTGGAAGTATCTCCTCAATTTCTTGTGCGATAACACCCACATCATGTCCTTCGTGTCCATGTAATTCAACGTTTGAAATCCAATCAAATTCGTATCCACCTATTTTTAATACCTTAGCTAATGCGTTTGGTATATTTTTGATATTCTCTTTAAATCTTCTATCAGATGAAGAGTAAGCTACGATATCGTTTGCCGCATCTATTCTACCACTTGTACCACTTGCATTAACACCAATTCCTAAAGAACCAAATCTCACGTTTGATGTAGTAGCAATATCCTGTGGTAATGTTAATGATGCAGTAAATGCTCCCGTTGCAGTTACACCACCTACAGTAATCTGATTAGCAGTTCCTGTTATGTTACTTGCTCTAGATAATGTTGGGATAACTAATGTCGCAACACCGGTTGATGGATTGATTGATACCTCACCACTAACCCAGTTAGCAACAGTTACTCTAGCTCCATTAGTAAAGTGTGTAGAACCGGTATTCAATGAAACAGCATCAGCCGCTACCGAAATACCATCTCCTGCTCCTACCGCTAAAGTATGAGCCACACCTTCACCACTCGTTGCTCCACCGGTTAAACCAGCTCCAGGATTAATAGTAGCTACATAATCTCCTGTCGTATCAGTTCCTAATGCAACTGAATTCGCTTGAATTGTAGCAGTACCATTGGATGCAATTAATACATCTCCTTTGATATATGATACAACCGCTTGCTGAGAACCTGATTGGAAGTGAACTGATTGTGTATCAATTGTAAGTGTTGTATCAGTTTGGTTACGGAATACTGAACCACTCATACCACTACCCGCTATTACATTAAATTGTAAATCTCCTTTGTGTAGAGTTGCGCTTACTTCTCCCCTAAAGTTAGAAGCCGATGCACTTACAAATCCACTTGCGCTCATATGGAGAGATGCAGTTACCGAACCAGTTACTCTTAAGTTATTAGAGAACCATGCAGTAGAACCTGTTATAGGTCCAAAGAATGATGAAGAACCATACGCACCTTCGCCCTCTATTCTCAATCCACTAGCAGTTATTACACCACTCGCAGAAATACTATTGTTAAATGTAGCTAATCCGTCTAATATTGAATTACCCGTTGCTCTGAAGTTTCCGTTTGATTGGATACCTGCTCCTGATATTGAATTACTAGCTGAAATCGTACTTCTAAATGTAGCCGCACCTATAGTTAATTGAGTTCCATCAAATTGAACATTTGATAATGCTCTAATTTCACCTGCTGACCAAACACCACTACCTGTGATACCCTTACTTGCAGAGATGTATTCTTTACCACTTATGTTTCCAACTACTTCTAATGCCCCACTTATGTTTGTAGCGTTTTGTACAAATAATGCAGATGCACTAATTGTATTACTTGCAGATACTGCACCTCTTATCGAAGTTGCACCTTCTACAAATAATGCTCCACCACTAATGTTTCCACTAGCAGATATGTGATTAAATGATGCTGTTTGTGCTACTATTATTGTAGATGAAGTAATTGCTCCGTTTACAAACAATCCACTACCTAATCTCATATTAGTTTCAGCATTCGACCATGAGAAGAATACGTTAGCACCACTTATGAATAAACCTGCTCCGTTTGCAGCAACCGATGTAGTTGAACCACTAGCGATTTCAATTAAACGGTCTTCAATTTTTAAATCTGAAATTTGAAGTTGAGTCGTTGTACCCAATACATTCAAGTCACCTTGTATAGTTGTTACAGATGAAACTCCTGTTCCTGCAACGGTTATAGCATTTTTTAATGAAGATGAATATACTTCTAATGCACCGGTTGCCTGATTAACTTGATTTCTAAATGTTACTAAGTTGATACCATTTATCGTACTTGCATTGAAATCACCATTTACGGTAAAGTTCTTATCTAAGTACATATATTGTTCAGGATGGTCCCAATAGAAATTAACATTAGCACCACTTATGAATAAACCAGCTTTATCTGATTGTGCAGAAGTTGTAGAGCCACTATTTATTTCAATTTGCTTATCCTTAACTTGTAATCTATCAACTCTTAATTCACCTAATGTACCTCTAACTTGTAAGTTATTGAATACAATTAAATCACCATTACTTTCAGATATTGCACTTCTTAATGATGAAGTATATGCGTTTATTGATGAAGAGAATGTATTTTGTGCCGGTGCGAATTGTCTAATTAAAGTTCCATCAACAGTTCCTCTTACTTCAATATTGTTATCAGAGTAAAGTGTATCAGAGAAATTTAAACTTTGAGAAGCGTGCGACCAAGTTACATATGCATCAGCACCACTAATGTAGAAACCTGCTCCATCTGCCGCCGCTGAGTTCAATGAACCACTTGCGATTTCGATGAATTTATCTACTATCTTAACATCACCAACTTCTAACAATACTTTAGAACCGGTTACTCTTAACGTACCATGTACTATTAAATCGTTTCCGTTTGTATTAATAGCTTGTTTTAATGAAGCAGAATATGAGTTTAATCCACTCAATGCCAAATTAGTAGAAGCAGTGAATTGGTTAACCGAACCAGAGTATTCAAATCCGTATTCTCTAACTTGTATAGAAGAACTTACTACTTGTTCATAATTTATTTTTTTCTTAACACCTTCTTCAAAGTGTAAAGATTGTGTTGCAATTTTTACAGTAGCCGATGCACTACCATTATAGTTAAAGTAATCAAATCCACCTGCATCACCACCGGTAATAGCAAATGCCAAATCAGCAGCTCCAGTAAATGAACCTGTGAATGAACCGGTTAAAAATCCGTTTCCACTAAATGAACCTGTTGCACTTAATGAGTTAAATACTGATAATGATGTTCCTTGAACAGAACCCGTCAATCTACCACCGATAGAACCGGTTACTAACAAATCATTTGTCATTCTCACTACGATTCCGTTATCGGTCATCGTAGAAGATGTTAAGTTAGTAGATGTATATTGAATCTTAGGTACAGTTCCTTCCGGTAATCCAATTTCGTTTCCGTATAATCCTCCGTTAACAGGTCCTCCAATCAATACAGATGAAGAGAAACCATCATTCTGAGCCATTACCCAGTTATCATCTACACCATCATAGAATAATGATGCGGATGCGTACACATTATTCGGAGGAGTTCCGCCTACTATAGAACCTGAATCATATACTATAAATCCACCAAATCTAACAACAGGTGAACTTGCTCTTACCGCAATTGTATTTTCACCAATATCTAAGTTAGATGCGGTGATTGCAGTAATAGTTGTACTACCCTTTACATCAAAGTTACCATAGATTGTTAAGTTACCTGATATTTGAGCGTTTTTAGCAACACCCAAACCTCCACTAACTACTAATGCTCCCGCATACCAATCATTTGATTGTATTTCACTACCTATTACAGTTCTTTCTAATTCATATGAAGCAATCGCCCCAGTTAATGATTGAGAAACCGCTGCACCACCATCACCACCATACCATATCCAATCTTTTGGAAGATTAGGTAATTGGAAATAAGTTCCAGGATGTTCTACTAATAATTCACCATCGTTAATATTGATTCTACCTACTACAGCGATGTTCTGTACATAGAATGAGCCCGTAGGTAATTGAGTTGTTAATCCTCCATTAGGTCCAACGTATAGTTGTTGCCCAGATGTTAATGCAGTTGTATCATAGTTTGTTAAGATACCCAATGCAGTTAATGAACCCGAACCACTTTCTAATAAATTATCCGCTGATAAACCAACGGCTGGCATTTTATCTAATCTAGATGAAGAAGCCGGTCCAACTATTGTTAAACCCGTTCCAACATCAAATCCTTTTATATATAATGGAGTACCTTTTGCAATCGGTCCACCATTTCCTATGTTTACAATTCCAATTGAAGTTCTATCTGTGAAACCAAAGAAGATTCCACCTGCTCCATCACTTCTTAAAATTTTACCTACACCCTGTGCATCACTATTTGGATATCTTAATCCACTTGCGGTGAAAGGTGCTTGTATATTTGCATATTTGAATACATCTAATCCACCACTTAATATAGTCGAACCACTTACAGATAAGTTTCCACTTACCTCAACCGTCTGCCCTAAGTTTGTAGAATTTAAGATGAATAGGTTTCCACTAATTCTAGTATCTAATTTGATATCAACGTTACCACTAACAGTCAAATTACCACTTACAATTTGATTACCCTTAAATGTGTTTGAACCGGTTGTCGCAGATGTAGCCAATAAGAATCTAACTGATTCACTAACACTCTGAGAGAATGCAGTAAATTGAGCTCCATCTGTAGATTGTGATGCTTGATTACCAAATACAACTTGAATAGGAGTTCCATTTCCACCACTCAATCCATTTCCAACCATAGAAGTAGATATTTCTAACGCAGTTAATGAATGTGTTACTATTAAATCTGCTCCTAATGAACGGGATACAATTTTAGAACCACTTAATGTGTTAGTTGCAATTGTATCGATTGTATTTCTAAATTGAGTTGCATATGCTACACTACCACTCTTAGCTAATACTTGATTATCAGTACCATTTGCTGCAATAGTTCTAGTATCAACATATGTTTTAACCGCTTGTTGTGATGGAACGGTATCTCTTCCAGGTAAACCTTGTGAGTTTAATAAAGTTTCGTTATCAGATGCCTCATTAATCACAATACCCACCGGTACACCATTTCTTCTGAACGGTCCAATTGAAGATAAACCTGATAATGAGAACTGATTTGCATCAATTGTTACAGCACCTGTCAATTGGTCTACTCTAAAGAATCTACCAACTTTTAAGTTACCTCTGTTATCAATTGTTACCGCAAATACTTTTCCAGGTTCAATCATCACAACTTCTTGTGTTGAATCTGGAATACCACCATACTCAGGAATAGCATTATAAGTAATACCCGCACCAACGTACTCTAATACAAGACCTCCAGTTGATATGTTTGATAATTGGAAGAAATTAGCATTATCTCCTGCGTTTACGAAAAATACTGCAGGGAATGTTTCAACAAAGAATTCATCCGGTTCTACGGTTGTATTGATATCTGTTACTAAGTAATCCGAACCATTTAACTTCATCAAAGAAGAGAAGTCAATATTTCTTTGTTGTCCCTGAAATGAACCAGTTACTCTTACAAAGATATTAGCCAAACCACTTAATACCGCAGTAGCTTCTGCTCTCACTCCACCAGGAGTATCAGGTAAAGCAATAGAAACAGATGGTATAGATGTATAACCACTACCACTACTTTCTAAGTTTAATGCTACAACTTGTCCCTGTGTAATCAATGCAGAACCACTTGCTCCACTACCTCCTCCACCACTAATTGTAACAACCGGTGATACGGTGTATCCACTACCAGGATTTGTCACATTAAAACCAGCAACGGTTGAAGTACCCGCTGATAATACTAATGCACTTGTATATGTGTCTTTAAAGTTTCTTTTTGATACAACCCCCTGAAGACCGAAGTCAATTACAGAGTTTGAAATGTTCGCAAATCCACCACCTGATGTTTTAAATCCGAATGTAGAGAATGTGGTAAACATAGATACGAATTGAGCGTATCCTGTATTACAAACGTGGTGTCCAGGTCCTCCCTGATTAACCTGCGTAAACGCTGCGGCTACCATTGAACGAAGTGGAGAACGAGGTGATGCTTCTCTACAACAATTACCATCCACTCTCATACCACCACCGGCACCAGTACTATCTACACCTAAATCTTCAATATCATATGGAAGTGGAATTAATGCAGAAATCTTTTCACCATTAAAATTAAATGGTCCTGATATAGCAGTTGAGTTCCACACATATGGAGATGCCTGAACAAATGGTCTTTGATTTTCCGGTGCAGGAACTGAAATATGTGGTCTTTCCGTAGAAACATATCCACTACCTGAGTTTACATAAGTTAATCCAACGATTTTACCATTTGAAATAACAGGTGTAAATTCAGCTCTTACTGAACCACTTTCCGGTGGAGAATCAGGCTCCTCTACTATAATATTAACAGAAGCCGTATAACCAATAGGAGAATATAACACAACTGGATTTGTAATCCTACCAGATTGTATTGTGTAATCAATAATAGCAGAAGGGAAAGCTACAGTAAAAGCTGGTCTTTGTAAATCCAAAAATCTTACTGAATCTATATAATCCGCACTATGAACGTGGAAGTAATCTAATTTAGGATTCTTCGCATATAATAATGATTGTTTTAAGGTATCACCTTTAATCGCAACTCCAGGAGGAATTACAATTGGGTTATCTTCAATATAGTATCCGGTTTCTACAAATACAGTTGCGTTATAATTTAAAAATGGAGAGAACCAAGGTGCGAATGTGTTTGTTACAAATTCATCTTTTGCAACTTTCTGTGCAATAGCTCCAGCATAAAGGATACCAGCTACCGTTTCCGTTAATTGATTTGCAGGAACTTCTCCCGCATTACCATATGCATTTGTATAATAAGATGTACCTGCATTAATTGCCTGTTCGTTACCACCATAGATTAAATCTACAATAACACAATCAGTAATTAAACCAACATCTCTAACACATTTAGATGAACTATAAATTAAATTAGGGAAAGATGAAGAAATAAGTCCTACAGTCTGTTCTCCTAAGAATGTTTTGTTCATTTCCAATAAGGAAACTGCATTCTTTTTATTTGTAGAAAGTTTAGCAACTACATTACCTACAACGGTATCTTTAGCTATTCTAGCTCCGTATGAAAGAGATGTTACCGTCTCAACTAATTGGTTATTTATAACACCCGCGCCATTTCCAAATACTCCATTATAATATGCCGAACCATTTATAATAGATTGTTGATTTCCTCCAAGTATTAAATCGGTTGCAACACCATCTATAATATATCCAGTATCTCTTCTACATTTATCTCTATCATATGTAAATGGTGTTCCGGTCTGGTCTTTACCTTTTATATAAACATGCTCAATGAAGTAGATTATTTCTTCTTGAATTAATGATTTATTTCCTAATAATGCAGCTTTTGCATTTAATTTAGCATTAGTTGGTGCAGAAATCGCTCCGTTAACCGAAATGATTTGAGCCATTCTACTTGCGTAAAGAATAGCTGCTATTGTTTGGTCTTTTTGATTATTTGCTACTCCACTTCCTCCGAATTGAATGGCTCCAAAGTTACCATTATAATATGATATACCTGCTTCAACCGTTCTTTGATTTCCTCCAAATACTAAATCATCTAATACGGCATCTATAAGTAAACCAACATCTCTTTTACATCTTAAACTATTATAATCAAAGAAAGGAAAAACGGCATTTAAATATTCAACTGTTTCATCCTGTATAAATCCTTTATTTTTTAATACTAATGTTCTAGCATTTAATTTATCCGCATCTGTAGATATTGCTTCTGAATTATTAACAACCGCTGGAGCACTTCCTAATCCTCCGTTAATAATAGATGTAATTACAGCAAATGATGAACTGATTGATGATGATACTGAATTCGTACCACCTGTTCCCGTTATCTGAACATTTGTAGAAAGTTTTACAGGTGTTCTACCATTTTCTACTAATGCAGGAACTGAACCTAATCCATTACCTAATATATTTATTACGGTTGCAAATGAAGAACTTACTGATGAGGATTCTGTGTTTCCACCATATCCATCAAAAAAACTTTGTGATATATTTCCAACTAATACTAAATCAGTTGCACCATTTTTAACTTCGGCTGGAGTTACACCCAATCCACCCGCTAATATTTCAGCAACAGTTGCATATGATTGTGAAATAGCTAAAGCTTCTGTTGCAGAACCACTATTTCCAGACCCACTAACTTGTGAAGCTGATATTTGATAATTATCGTATATACTTTGTACGGCTGCTTTAACAGTTCTGAATGCAGTTGCAGGTGATTTACCTCTATGAGGA